GGACATGCGCAAGGGTCGCTGGGACTTTCCGGACTTAAAACGCATTGCGAAGGATCTGTACACGTACTGGCAGCCGGACAACGTCCTCATTGAGGCGAAGGCAACGGGCACGACGCTGCAGCAGGAGCTTCGGCGCATGGGGATTCCGGTAACGATGTACAGCCCGGGCGGTCGCCGTGCTGGTCACGACAAGGTGTCGCGTGCGAATGCAGTCGCGCCGATGTTCGAGTCGGGCATGATCTGGGCAACCGAGGATCACTGGGCTCAGGAGGTGATCGAGGAGTGTGCTGCCTTCCCGAACGGGGACAATGATGATATCGTTGACAGCACGACGCAGGCTCTGCTGAGGTTTCGCGCTGGGAACTTTATTTCGTTGCAGTCGGACGAAGAAGACGAGAGCAGTGACGAATCGCTTGTGCCGGAGTATTATTGAGTTAAAATATCGTAAATTTTGCTAAGGCGGTGCCGACATGCCCAATTTAACTGCGCGAGAGATGTTGTTACGGCTTCCGATGCGGATGGCGGAGGGTGGGGCGGTGGACACGGCTCCGGGCGTGTCGGCGGCGTATCGCAGAGCGATGCAGGCCGGCGGCCAGCAGACGGTTGACGACTACTACGCCAATCTTCGTGCTGATGCAAAGGCGTACCTTGCCAATCCCAACGCGCCGACTGGCGCTGAAGCGTACAACGTGCTGCTGCAGTCTGGCATCAGCACCTCTGACCTGATCAATGCGGGCGTGGATCAGGCGGTGCTGGACAAGATCTTTGCGGTCAAGATGCCGATTATCCCGCAGTCGCAGTTTGTGACGCCAACTGGCATGACCTCGGCGTATGAGCGCAGTCCCGATCTGGCGTTTGAGTCGCAGCGCTTAACCGCGCAGGGGCAGGACGGCCGGGCGATACTAGACAAGCAGGGTCGTGACTACATTGCGAACCTGCAGCAGGGCGGCATTGATGCGGCTGAACGTGCGCAGATGCTGGAGTACGCTACTGAGCGCGGGTACTCGTTTGATGACCTGATGAAGGCCGGCGTGGATCCTAATGTGCTTTTCACCCGTCCGCAGGCTGCTCCGCCACCGCCCCCGTTCCCCGATCCTATATCGTACACCCCCCCGAAAGTGTACCAGCCGCTGCCGACGCAGCCCGACATCTTTGCTGCTGGGCAGCCTGCTCTGGACACAGCGTTCAGGGAGAGCTCTCCGCGCACCGCGATTTTGGACGACAAGGGTAGGCCGACCGGCCAGTTCGACTACAGCCCAGCGGCGAAGTTAAGACCAGCAACGGGTTCCGGCTTTACCTTCACGCCGCCAAGCGTGACCACCCGCCCGCGCTCTTTACTGAGCCCGAGGGAGATCCAAGCCTACGGCGGGCTGACGTCGGCCTCGCAGCGTTTTGCGCAGAACCGACAGCTGTTGGACAACAACCTGCGCAGGCTGGCGCAATCAACACCCGCACTTAAAGACCTTAAAACCTACAATCAGCTGCGCAACATGATGATGTCGAGTTATTTTGCTGCTGACCCCAACACGTTATCAGATCCCCTCTTGGCATTTGACCCCAAGACGGTTGAGGGGCAGAACCTTCAAAGGTATCTTGCTGGTTTGCCTGCGCCCAGCACGCAAAAGCCTGATCCCATAGTTGTCACTGACGGCATGACCGGCAAGGACGTTGAGATTGACGCGCCTGTGTACGGTGGCTTTTTGCCCTTTGCCAAGGGCGGCTACGCAAAAAAGTCTGATGGGTCAGCAAGGGATGGGCTGGCTCGCTTTCAGGAAGGCGGTGAGGTTAGTGGTCGCAGGCCGCTGAGTCCGAATGATCCGTTGTACATCACTGAGGATGCGCCTGTTAATCTAGATGAGCTACGGCGCCGGCAGCTGGGGGATGTTGCTCCCGCAGCCGATGCGCAGTTGCCGCTAGACGAACTGCTGCGTCGTCAGCTGGAGGGTATCGACAACACGCCGTCAGCGGCGCGCACGGGTCCATCGCAGCAGAGCGAAAGCCGCAACATGCTGCAGAACATTGTCGCTGGCGCCAAGCAGATCCCCGGCACTGTCTTTGACTACGGCAGGGGTATTGCGCAGAGCGAAAATCCCTTGGCACAGATTCGCTCTGATGTTGGTGCTATGGGCGGGGCGATGATAGAGGGCGCCAAGCAGGACCCCTTGGGCTTTGCTTTGGACATGACGCCAATTATCGGTGAAATACGATCTGGCATGGACGCGAAGAAATACTCGGACATGGCTAATGAGGCGGAGGCTGCGGGCAACACAGCGCTTGCTGACAGCTACCGGCAGATTTCCACGATGGCAGCGGCAGGAGCAGTTCCCTTTGGCGGCATCGGCGCTCGCGGCGCGCGGCGTGCGGCAATAAGTGATATGGACGATGTGCCGCCAGACAGTGCGAAAGGGATGCTGGACGCGCTAACGCCTGAAGCTGGCGTTGACGCCCCAAGAACACCCGGCGAAGACGTTGACGCCTTGACCGCACTGGACGAGCCACCGGCAGGCAGTGCTGCGGCGATGTTGGATGAGGTGGATGCTCCACAGCTTGTTGTTCCTAATCCAGAGGCAAGAGGACACGCGCTTCCTTCGCTGCTTTTAGTTGAGGCTACTGGCGCCGAAGCAATAAATCCAGTTACGCAACAGTTCACCCTCCAAAACAAAGCACAGAACTTTGAAAACATCGATTTGGTTGAGTCTCAAAACCCAAGTGCCCTTACGTCTCGTGATAATTGGCTGAGAGCGGAAGAGCAGGCTTTTGGTGGCGATTACTTGCCAGCTCCTCCGGAAACAGCAATTAGGTATGCTCAGAAACCGGCAAAGCTTGCAGCAACGCTTGATAAATTAAGTCCAGATATGAAAAAAAGCGTTGATGAGGGTTTCTCTTACGTTTCCAGTATAAAGAATTTATACAATTCTAAGATAGCTCCGCCATCTATGACTGGCAGACTTTTTGTATGGGGAATTTTGTCTCGTGGCGTTGGACCAGCGCCACAAGAAGGCGCATTTCTTGATTTGCTGAATAATGCCGGCCCGTTTATTGATAAGGCGGTGAAAGGGCAGTTTAAAGAAGCGGACATTGATGCGTGGAAGCAGATGGTGTCAAGGTCCCTTCCAGAGGGCTCCCCCGGAAAGTCGTCTACGATGAACTCAAATGCGGCTGGAAATCTTTTGTATCAATTGGGACAGAGCGCTGATGGCGGTCCTTCTCCCCTAAATAAGTTGCACGAAATCTTGTCAGACCCGCTTCGCACGGGGCGCGACTTTCGGAGGGAGTTTTTTAAGCTAACTCAAAGCCCCGGAATTGATAACAAGGTTGTATCATTTATTGCTCTGGTGGCAGGTAAGCCTGACATGCTTGTGATGGACAGGATTCAGTCTCGTAACCTTTGGGACGATGGCAGGTATGGCGGGAAAAATATTTATGACGGCATTGACAAAGGCGGGTTGAGCAGTATTTTAGGAGGGCCTCGTGGAGTTATGGTAACAGAGATGATGGAAGATGGTCTCTCTGATTCTGTTCAAAAAGCTTACGCAATGGTTGGCAGGCCAGAGGATGCCAGCATTTCTAGAATGCACTGGGAAACGTGGCTTATTGGTAGTAGTCAGCCAGTATCGCATAGCACTTTACAAGCAGTTAGGAGCGGAGAGGCTATTGGTCAATCCGTGACAGAGGGCAAGAGAAATACGTTCTCATCTGGGATGACTTATAGGCAGGCCATTAACGGTCCCATTGTTGAATATCCACTGTCTGACGGCAGCATTGTGCGGATGACTCCTACGCGACAAAAAGAGTTTGAAGAGTTCATAAAAAATCCAAAAAATGGTATTGTACCAAAATCCCCAAAATTCTTTGTATCAGAATCCAAAGACAAGCCTTGGTTTGAACAAGCCGGCGTAGACAGGAGAAAGCTCGATGAAACCGCAAGACAATTTGAAAACGCAAACCCCGACGGAAGTCTTAGATCGGGCGATGCTCGGGATATTGAAGGTGGGAGCTCCGTTTCTGGGAGACGCGCCCAGTTCCTCAACAACTTCCGCAGAGACCGGCTTAACGTCTCAGCCGCAGAGTCAAAGCTTTCGGGACGAGTTGATGGAAGAAATATTGGCCGAGAAACCGGGCCTTACGAGGCAGGAATTGGATCAGGGGATGAGGGAGATGGGCTTTTAACTTTTACACCTGACGCTAATGCTTTAAGACAGTATCAAGCAGCCGGACTCAACCTTCCGGCCATTAGAGAAGTTCAAGCTCAACAATCAGCTGCTCAATACAACGCTGAAATGACAGCTGCAATGTCTGGTCATAAATTTGGTGCCCAAGTTGAGATAAAATCACCAGAGGAACTGGCTCAGGCTCGTCTGTTTAGGACTGACGACGGTAGCGGATTTGCAGTTAAGCCAGACGGCGACATAGTTGCTGTGTTTGCTGGTAAAAACGCTCAAGGCGGAAGCGGATATTCAATGCTTCAGGCGGCAGTAGCAGCAGGTGGTCGCAAGCTTGATGCATTTGACACGTATTTGCCAAAAATTTACGAGACGGTGGGCTTTCGTCCGGTAGCACGTTTGCCGTGGAACGATGAGTACGCACCTGCCGGTTGGAATAAAGAAACATTTGCAAAATACAACAACGGCGAGCCAGACGTAGTATTTTTTGTTCACGATCCAGAATACTTTGGTGGTGCCAAAGACGTCCCTGTTGTGAATGAATACGATCAGGCGGTAGCTCTGCAGGATCAGGCGCTGGCACAGCTGTCTGGCAGAGCGCAAGGATTCGCCCGTGGCGGCAGCGTCAAGAAAACCTCCTCGCGCCGCATGCTAGAGAACCTCATTGGAAAAAAGCCTGAAGGCCAGCGCGTTGATGCGACTGGCCTGCAGCGCTTTGCCAATGGTGGAGAGGCTCGTGTAGGCGGCAGCGCCCCAGCAGTTGCTGGCCGCACGGGCAGGGCTGCTCAACTAGCAGCACAAAGGGCAGACGAACCACAGACTGAGAGTCGCGCCATGCTGGAGCGTTTGTCTGACGTCGCTCGCGCAGCTAATCTGGCGTTTTACGAGAACGTCTCCAAGCCTGCTGTAGGAACGGCCATTGACATGACGCTTGGTCTTGGTGACTTAGCCCAGATGGGTGTTCGCTACCTTGGAAATCGCATGGGAATGGACGCTGGAGAGTTTAAGTCTGTTGCTCAGCCGGTAAAGGAATCGATTGGCGTTGAAGATTACAACCCATATACCGTTGGTGGCATTGGTGCGTCTGTTCTGCCTTTTGCTGCTGCTGGCCGCACTGCGCAGGCTGCTGCATCCGCTCCAACAGCGGCAAGACAGTTACAAGGCATGTTCCCCAACCTCGGTCGCGAAAGCGCCGCCTACGCAGGCTCAGAAGCCGCCGCCGCTGCTGCAAGGGAGTTGATGCCAGACTCAACAACGGCAGAGCTGCTCGCCAGTGTTGCTGGTGGCAATATTGGGGCTGGTTCGATTGGTCAACCCTCCTCGATGGGCATTATTAAGGAGCGCGGTGGTAACTGGCTTGCTGGATCGATTGAGGATGATTTAGCAATGTTGCGCAATGCTAATCAAGGACTGCTTTCAGATACACCAGCAGCTAAACTCGCTGAGATGGAAGCAAGGTATACACCAGAGGCAATGGCATCTCTTAGTCCAGACTTAAGATCGCACGTTCAAAGCAGTCTTGATAGTCTTCGATCCAGAGCATATATCGACAACTGGATTGACTCGAAACTGGGCAAGTACATTCGTAATGAAATGGCTACTGAGTCAGATCCTATACGACTGCAGGCCGATGCGTTTGAAGGTCTTCAAGCAGATCGCCTAGCACAAAAGGACGCTCAGATCGCCAGAGCAATGCAGAACATGGAGCGAGCGCGGCTTGATCGGGGGGTTACTATTAATGAGATGACCGCGTCACAGGCGCAAATCAGAGAGCTGCAGCGTGAACGTGCGTTGATTGCAGCGCAGACTGGGTTGCATGCTGATATTGCATTACTCGGAGACGATGGTCTTGCGGCTAACTGGGCGAGACGGGAATCTGGATACCCTATGTTTGGATCAGGACTGTCTACTATGGGTAAGGCGTGGGAAGACGCAGCGGACTTGTCTATCAGGAGAGATAAGGCAGGAGATTTATTAACTGAAGGTGAGAGCGAATGGGTGACTCCTGAAGCTCTTGCAAGGATGCAAACTGATTTTATTAATAAAAACCCGTGGCTGTCTAAAATACCTCCAGAGTCAAATGTCTACAGTCCTCGACAAAGCGGCTATCCATTTGGCGGCCTCGGGCTTGACCACTTAATCGACGAGCTGGGAAATGCCACAGCGCCAAACTCTGACTTGCCAGCGTCCCTGCGCATTGACCCTAGTAATTTAAACAGGATGTCTGTTGCGGACGTTTCCAAGAAGGTTGACGAGATAAACGCATGGAGAAAAGTTAACCGTGCAGAGGCGGATGCGGTAAAAGCCAACAACGCCGCCACGGTTCCTTACAGGCAATACGATACTGTCCCGTACCAGAACAAGCCAAACGTCCAAGAGTTTAAGTGGGTTCAGCTTGCGAGAAGCCAAGAAACGCCAGAGGCCAACGCTGCGCTAAATGACGCGCTGGAGTATGAGGGCAGTGCAATGGGGCACTCGGTTGGCGGGTACAGAACTCGGGAGCGCGGCGGCTCTGATACTTACGGACTCGGCGGGTGGGATGCCATAACCAATGATCGTGCGCGCATCTATTCTCTGAGAGATGAAAGCGGAAAACCTTTTGCAACAATTGAAATGGAGAACGAACCTCCGTGGATTTCAGGTGAAATACTTAATGAGATTGAGCCGGGAATCTGGAACCAGATTGTTGCCGACCGTGGTCAGTATGACGCTAGCGCATGGCTTCAGCGAAACAGACCTGATATTTTGGAAAAGTTTAACGCTCGGCCATATCTTGGCATTAATCAGATTAAAGGTCCCGGCAACGGCATGCCGGATGCAGATGCTTTGCCGTTTATCCAAGACTTTATTATGTCTGGGAAATGGTCTTATGTTAATGATCTGCAGAACACAGGGCTTGTAACACGAGACCGACAGACCGGGCCAACCCCAAGATCGCTTAAAAGTTTAAGCACCAGAGAAATTGACCAAATTTGGGATAGAATTGATGGTGATTACACGACTGAAAGCGAGATGCTGAGTAAGGCTAGAGAGCTATTTCCAGATAAAATTCCTTCAGATAAAAAAGGTTTTGCCAAAGGCGGCGCAGTCACCAAGAACAACGTAGAACGCATGCGCAACGATAACCGCAGATATTTAGGATAAAAAATGCCAATAGACAAGGTCGTAAACTTAGCCCCGAACTCCGACATCATTGAATTTGATGAAGACGACGGTCAGGACATTGAGATCATCATTGAGGATGACGGCAGTGCCTTGATTGAGATTGGCATGGGCGATGAGGAGCAGGGTTTTTACGACAACCTTGCGGACAGCATCGATCCGCAGGATCTTGGGCATATCTCCATCAACCTGCAGGCGCTGTTCGACGCGGACAAGAGCTCTCGCGGGCAGTGGGAGGAGATGTACGCCAAGGGTTTGGACCTGCTGGGGCTGCGGATGGAGGATCGCACGCAGCCGTTCCGTGGCGCGTCGGGCGTTGTGCATCCAATGCTGACCGAGGCCATCATTCAGTTCCAAGCGCAGTCGTTTAAGGAGCTGATGCCAGCGGGTGGTCCTGTGCGAACGCAGACACTAGGCAAGGAAACTCTGGATAAAGTCCAACAGGCTGCACGTGTACAGGATTTTATGAATTACCAGATCACGGCTGTGATGAAGGAGTACACGCCGGAGTTTGATCAGCTGCTGTTTTACACCGGATACGGCGGCTCTACCTTCAAAAAGGTGTACTACGACTCGCAATTGGGTCGTATGGTCAGTCGTCTGGTGCTTGCCGATGACCTTTACATCCCCTACCACGGCTCGAGCGTGATTTCTGAGTGCCGGCGCATCACGCACCGCATTGCAATGGACTCAAACGAGTTCAAAAAGCGTGTTTACGCGGGTGAATATATTGACATTGAGGTGTCCCCTGACGGTTCTGGCATTTCGCAGGATCAAATTGGTGCCACCATTGACCGAATTACCGGCATGCAGTCTGCTGGCGAGCCAGAAGAGATCGCTTTGCTGGAGTTTCACGTTGATTTGGACATCCCCGGCTACGAAGACGTGGACGAGGACGGCGAACCGAC